GATTTACCTAGCATACCTACACGTGGCGAAGCCTACGAACGTGTGTCTTATTTGTTACCTGACGAGTTTGATCCTATAGCGAACCCTATAGGTATGGACAGTAAAGAAATTAACACTTGGATGGATTCAGTGTTGGACGGCATGTCCAATTGGGGTCCTTGGCGTGTGGCAACAGGCAACACAGAGTTGAATGAGGGTATGGTTGCTGCTGCTGAAGCGTTTAAACGCATGAACACTCCTAAAGAAGTTGAAGGTTTGTTAAGAACTTATGACAAGTTCCAAAACTTCCTTAAAGCAGGAATGATCGCTACACCCGGGTTCGTTTTCCGTAACATTTTCGGTGCTTTCTTTAACGCATGGTTAGATGGTGTTAACCCTACGCATATGATTAAGGCAGCGAACATCACGAAACGTGTCGGTGAGAAAGCCAGTAAAGAGAATCTTTCTTTTGTTGAGGCTGCCCGTGCTTTAGCGAAGGCTAGCGATGATGAGTATTTAAATAATTATGTGACGTTGTTGGAAGCGGGTGTGCGTGGTGGTGGTCAGGCTACTGTGAGTGTGAGGATACCTACTGCTGGTGGTGTTCAACGTGTTTTACCTGACCAGTATTCTATTAATGCTGCGGTAGGCAGGTCGTCTGGTGCTGGTACTTTACAGATGGCTAACACCCCTGTTGGTTTAGGCAACCATGTGCGTGGTCAGATAGTTTTCGGCATGCCTGATGCTGCCGCTAGTGATCTTGTGGCTACAAGCCTGTCTCCTTTGTCTAGCAACTTTGCTTATTATCAGATGATAAGAAGCGCTAACATGCAGGTTGAGGACATTATTCGTTTGGGTGTCGGGTTGGACACTATGCGTTGGGGTGGTTCTGTTGAGGATGGTTTGGAACGGATCGCTAAGTCACAGTTTGATTACAGTGAGTTGACTGAGTTTGAAAGAAACGTTATGCAAAGGTTTATGCCTTTCTACACTTGGACTCGTAAGAATGTTCCTTACCAGTTGCAACAGTTAGGTAAGCACCCTAATAAATATAATGCTGTGATGAATGCTAAACGTAACCTTGAGTGGGGTACTGAAGAAGAAGGTTATGTGCCTGATTATTTGTTGCAACCTTTTGGTATTAGGATGCCTTTCACTGCGTCTGGTGCGAGAGTTTATTCTGTGCCTGATCTTCCTTTCCAAGATTTGTTGAGGTACGATCCGACTGCTAGGCAGACTGGCGAGTTGGGTGACCCTTTGTATGGTGTTAAGGAGACTTTACAAAATTTTGCTTGGCAGTTGTCTCCTATTGTTAAGACTCCTGTTGAGATGGCTTTTCAGAAAAAGTTGGCGGGTTACGGTGCGCCTTTTACTGGTGAGAAGGTCATTGCCCCTCAGCCTATTCGTAGTATTCCGGGGTTGATGCAAGCGTTGGAGACTGTTGGGTGGGCTACTAAAGATAAGAAAGAGGGTTGGCAGATGGCTGATCACACTTTGTATCTGGTTACTAATGCGTTGCCTGCGTTCTCTACGTTTCGTAGGTTGATTCCTTCTGAGGAAAAGTATCAAGAGAGATTTTTTGAAACAATGTTTTCTTCTATGGCTGGGTTGAGTGTGAAACGTAACACTCCTGAAATGCAGCAAAGTTATTTCAAGTATTTAAGGTATTTAAAATCGAAACTGGATGCTGAACAAGGTACACCTAGATGGCCTAGGGAAAGTCGGCGGGGTGATATGTTTGATTATACGCCTAATGTTAGGTAGTCGGGACAGAAAGGGCTGATAGTTATGAAACACTTATCGAGAGAGGATTGGGGAGCGAAACCTCCTCCTAAAGGAAAGTTCGACAGGTTAAACCCTGCTCGTGTTACAGGCGTTGTTATACACCATTCTGGTGTAGAGAACGGACCTCGTGGGTCAGATGCTGTTAAGGCTTTTGAACGCCATCACATGGGTAAAGGTTGGGATGGTATTGGCTACAACTGGCTTGTTGATGAGACTGGTAATATTTATGAGGGGCGTGGTTGGGCTAACCGTGGCGCTGGTACTAAGGGTTGGAACAGTCGTTCCATTAGTGTGTGTTTCACTGGTTGGGGTTTCAGTAGTGTCCCTGAGAAGTCTTTGGAGTCTTTAAAGGCGGTTGTTGAGGCGGCTGAGGCTCATTTTGGTAAGGGTTTGTGGGTTTCCACCCACCGTAAGAAGAGCAGTAAGGGGTACACGACATGTCCGGGTGACTGGTTGGGTGACTGGGTTGAGAATGGTATGGGTACTCATCAGGCTCCTGATCGTGTCAATTGGGCTGCGATTATTCAGTTCTTTAAAGATTTACATGAGCAGGTTAAGAAGAGGCCGTTGTCTCGTCCTAGCCGTAGCCGTGGTTTACCTGTGCGTTTAGTGCAGGGAAAGTTAGCGGAGCGTGGTTTCAATCCGGGTCCTGTGGATGGGGTTTACGGTAAGAAAACGGGTGATGCTGTTAGAGAATTTCAGAAGACACAAGGTTTTTTGAAGGTTACTGGTGTGGTGAACGGTGACACGTTTGGCGCATTGTTTATACAATAAGGATATATTATGCCAAAAGGTAAAGGATATGGCACGTTTGAAGAAACGTTTGGTTCACAAGATGAACAACTTTATGATTCTACATCTTCATTTAACATGTGGGATATGAGTCAGAAGGCTAAGAAAGCCGCAGCGTATTTGCGGAATACTAATTTGGGCAACGCCAATCAGGGTGGCCGCCCTTTCGGAAAGTAGGTTATTATGCCACATAAATTAGATGGTACTACATACAATACTGATGCTAACAGTGTGATACACAAAACTAATGTGCGTCCTACTGCTAATCAGGGTTCTCTCACTGGCGATGCGATGCTTCGTATGAGTAATGCGATGAGAGCCAAGTTTGACGAGAATGATTAATGGCTGGTAAGAAAAAGCCTCGTCGTCCTAGGTATTGATAATCTAACAAAGGAAAAAATTTGAAGAATATGTTTGATGTTTTGGAGCGTGCTGGGTGGACTTTCGCTCAAGCGTTTCTAGGTGTGTTTGTTGTGGCTGACTTGTCGTCAGCAAAGGGTGCGGGTGTTGCTGGTTTAGCAGCGGCTGTGTCTGTTCTTAAAACTATCGTTAAAGATAAAGTAGCGAAACACTAATGGAAGAGTCTTCTCTTGATGTAGCGTGGAATAAGTTCATTGAGGATCAAGGGGAGAGCATTGAAAAAGAAATATATGAGGAGTTGCAAGAGACTGCGAATATATTTGATGTCGAAGATGGCACTCATGCTAAATGGACTAGCGACAGGATTCTTGGTTTGCTTCTTGTGTTTGATGAGGACGAAGCAGAGTTTCTGTTATCAGCGTTTCACGCTGGCATTGAGGGAATCGACGATGCGTCTTATGCGTGGGCTGCGTGGGCGACGGCTTTAATGGGGATTATTAAACAGTCTCTTTTTATTTTACCTGACGATTAGTCACGTAAATAGCCTCTGATTGCTGGTGAATCTACCAGTGCGTCTACTAGTCGTAGGCGTATTTTGTCACGTCTACGTGCGAGTGTGGTTTTAGGGATACCTAACACTGCTCCTGCTTTGCGTAGTGACATGCCTTCTATGAGTAGGCGTTCTGCTATCCATAGGTCTTCGGGTGACAGGTTTTCAAACGCTTCGGCTAATGCTTCTTTAAGTAGGAGTGTTTCTTCTAGGGGTACTACTTTAAGTGATACGCCGGGTGCTTGTTCCATTAACGCTTGAAGGTGGGTTAATGGGCGTGTGTCTGAGGTGCAACTAACTACGTTTGGTAGTCCTGCTGATGCCATCCATACTATTTTATCAGGTTCGTAAGAGTACTCTCGTTTTTTTGCCATTCCGTCACTTCATGGAGGAACTTCTCGGCAATTACTCTGGTGTTTTCAGCGTCGTAACCGGAAGGCTCTCCTAATTCCCATGCTTCGTCGTGGTCTATCCACCCGAGCATTTCTACTTCTCTGAATTCGGGTGGTACTGGTCGTACCACAAACAGGGTCAGTCCTTGCCCTAGTTGCCTTCTTCTTACGGCTGCGTTGTTAGATGTTCTAACTCTTCTTACTTCTATGCTGTGTCCTACGTCTGCTCGTTTACGGTTTTCTTCGTGGCGGTTACCTGCCCAGACGTGTCCTCCCCAGTATTGGTTGGTTACTCGTGCTACTGCCAATTCCCCTATTGCTGCTGCTACTTGTGCGGATCTGTCATCTTCCATGTATTCACGCTTATAATGGATAGCATCTTGTTTTTCCCAATTTTCCGTAAAGCGTCTGATACCTACATGAGATGCCCATTCATATTCCCATTTTTCTAATTCAATCAGGATCAATTTTGTTTACCTTCACAGCGCTGATACGAACAACTTGCTTGTCATCTTCCCACGCTGTCCCGTTGAGTGCATCTAATGTGAGTTTAACATAGTTGTCTATGTCACCTCTCAGGGTTGTAGCATCATGTGGTGATTCCTGTATTGTAATTATACTACATTCTGGGGTGTAAGTTAAGGACACTTCTACTGGTCCTTCCATTGTGCCTAAGTCTGCTTCTTCCCATGCCGCACGGATTGCTTTTTCTTCGTCTGTTGTCGCTTTGGGCGTGAACACTTGCCCTTTTTTGTTATGCCTTGGTCTTGCTTTGGCTTTGGGTCTACGATTTATTTTTAGTGTTATACTTTTCACGGTCTTTCCATGCGTCGTTGTGTGCGCTGTCTATTAGTCTCCGTAGTCTTTGCTCACCGTCGGTGCGTAAAGCAAACTTTCCGCCCCAGTCTTGGTCGGCTGAAGTTAACTCAGTCATTATGTCCCCGTCGGTGTAGCCTTGTCTAATCATGGCACATGCGAGACCGAATAGGGTGGACGATCTGTCACCGTGTGGTTTGTCTGCTGTTCTACGTGGTCCGTTACGTCTGATTGCTTCTGCTAATCCTGTGAGTCTGCGCCCTGTGTAACTGAATGATTCTCTTCTGACTGGTGGGGGTTCTGCTTGTTTGTACAGGGTGTGTACTTGTTCCCATTGTTCAGCGGTGACTCTGGTTGGTAGTGCGTCTTCTACGAAGACTCGTACTGGAACCATTGAGAAAGAATATTCTAAGTTATTCATTTCTTGTTTGCCTGTTTCGTGGTCGTGTGGGTATGGGAGTCTTAGCCCGTTGCCGAATCCTTTTCCTGTTAGTTCTATTTGTTTAGGGTTTACTTCTTTTATGGGTGCATCAACTATGTTGCATGCTCCTATTAGTCCTTCTCTGACTTTACGTGCAGGGAGTGGTTCTTCAAAGAATACCCACAGGTGGTGTCCTTTTGATCTGGATGTTTCTACCCATGATTTGACACCTAATTGTTTTAATAATAGGTACATGTTTTTCGCATGTTTATAGGATTCTTCCATTCCTTCGTCCCAATCGACGCAACCCCAGTAAACTACAAGGCTCTGAGAGCCGTCTGTGGGGTCCTCTAAGGCGATGAGAGGGTAAACACCTATACCCGCATCATCTTCTGTGAGGTGAGCCTCCACAGCCCTTAAATAGACTGCTCCTGTGGCATCAAAATGTGTGCCATCTGTTGCCTCCATAGGAGCGAAGTAGCCGTCCTTGTGGGATCGGGCTATCTTCCCCCCTTGGAACAGTTCAGCAAAGCCTTCTATTATGTTGTCATCCATTGCGTGCCTCCGGTATGAGGTTCTCATGGTATGGGTGTACATGCCCCGCTATTGGGTCCATGTAATACGTTTGGTCTAACAGTTTCGCTGTGCGTTTGTTTTTACACAGGTTAATGTTGACGGAGTTGGCGTGGTATAGGGTTTCCCAGTCTGACAGGTCGGTTCTGTCTTTCTTTCGGTAGACTTCTAACACGAAGATGGCTTCTTGTTCACCTCCGTATCTACCTCCGTACAGTCCTGCTGCTTTTCCGGGGTCAGCACTGCCTCGTCCTGCTTGATGAACTAGCCCTATTGGTACTCGTTCTTCTTTAGCCCAACGTTTAACAGCCTGTGCTTTTGATGTGACTCCTGTTGCGTCTGCGTCACCACCCGGAAGTAATTCTAGGTAGTCGATCATGCAGAATGAGGGTTCAGCACCCCACCATGCTCTGGCTTCTTCCATTACCCGACTCATTTCTGTCAGGTTGATCGCTTCGTCGATTATGGCTACACGAGATAGTTCTTGTGTTGCTGCACGTTCTAGGTCAGAGAGGGTGTCTTTGTCACCTTCTTTGATTGCGTCTTCGACTTCTTCTGATGAGCGTCCTTTGAGTAAACAGAACAGTTTCATTAAAACTAGTTCTCTTGGTTCATCTAAGGAAAAGATCACGGCATATGAGTCGTGTTGGTTGATCAGGTTCCACACTATGGAGTTTAAAAGTATTTGACTTTTACCTGTGTGGCTACGTCCGATAACCATCATGACTTCACCTCGACCTATACCTCGGGTCGCCAGATCAAATTCTGGAAACCCAAGGTACCAGCGTTCCGTTGGGTTCCTGATGAACCCGACGAGACTCTCGACTACGGTGGATGAGAGTGGGAAACGCTTAGGTCTTTGAGGTGACGTATCTTCTATCTCTTCTGAAGTTTTGTCGTCCGCTTCCTGTTGTGCTTCTGCCAGTAAACGTGCGATCTCTTCTTCTGAGTGAAGTACCGCCATGCCCCCTACTTAGCGAAGGACTTTTGTTTGATTTGTCTACCTATTTCAAGGAGTTCCTCTGAGCCTTTGCCTGTCTTTGGGCAGACAAACCATTCTGGGAATGCAGCAGAGTTCTCTTTGTCACGGTTGATTAACCAAACGCCTGTACCATTAGGTCCCTTCTTTCTGTAAGCGGGACGGCTGGCGTTGCTTTCTACGCCACTAACAATGTCAGGCCAGTTAACAAACCAGTTGTCTGAGTTGTCCATTATGTCTCGCCATACGTTATCGTCAGCCGGCGCACTCTTGATTGGAGCGGATGCTGGCGCTGACGGGGCGGCAGCCACGGCAGGACTCTGGTTGTTTTCGGGAACGCTTTTTTGGAGCCGTCTAACAGCGACCTCATCAATCTCGTAACCGATACCGAGTGCTTCAAAGTTAGCAGTGGCGATACGATCACCCCATGCTTTGAGTTCTGCTATCACATCCTCGGCTGATGTGTCAGAACCTAATGAGAGTTCCACGCTAGCGGAAGCCTCTTCTGATTCGTACGGTGCTACCTGCGCCACGCTTCTGCGTGATATAGATATCCGTATGTCTTGTTCACCCATATTTTTCTACCTCCTAAAGTTGAGCCCAAGGGTCTGGACCCGCATACCTACCCCTGCAAGAATTCCATGCCGGACACCACTTTGGTGTACAGTGCCAGCCACTCATTTGGAGTGGCCACTCTGGTAGGTTAGCGGCTATTTGTGTACCAGCGGAGTGAGCAAGCGCAACCAGTCCTGCCCAATCCGCCGGTCCAAGTTCTAAATATGTTCTGTATACTGTGCCTTTGACTAGGTATACGAATTCAAAGTTCTGTGCTTGTCCGAAACCTTGTGGTTCCATTGCTTGCACTGCCCATGTGTATGCGGCTGCTTGAAGTGACCATCTTTTCTTTTCCCATTCTGCGTGTGGTTTACGTCCCGGATTTTTCCAATCAACTATAGGTAACGGTGCTTCTTGTATGCAGTCGATGGTTCCTTTCAACCAAATCTCTGGCGTGTGTTGGGGTACAAGAGGTAGGCAGAATTCGTACTCGATTGCTACTGGTTGTATGTCGGGCATCACTTCATCCCACCAGACGTTTGAGTTCGCTTCGATAATCTTTTCTGGTTCACCTTCTTTGTGGTTCCACCTTACGATGTCTTTGATGTGGCTGTGCCAGTATTGCATCGCTGCGTCTAGTGTGTCTGCTTTGGACATGGGTACGCCTGTGTCCATCTTGTCTATGAGGCACTGTTCTATCCCGTAGTGAACTGCGGAGCCTAGAACAGTGTTGGATGAGTCTGTGCTTATCGCAACGCCTTCACGGACTTGTCTGGCTCTCTCAGGGCACAGGGCGAGATCATT